AGAAGCACACGCAATTCTAGCCGAGATGATTGAAGATGACTTTATCCGAGAAACAGCCGAGTGGGAACTTGGCGAGATTGAATTGAGTAACCTATCGTGAAATACTTTGATGTGCCTGTAACAGTTGTAGCACAGGGAGAAACCCTAGAAGAAGCCCAATTAAATGTCTATAAATTTATGCCGTGGATACAAGATGACGGAACTTGGAATGGTAGATTAGATAATCAGATTATTGACAGTTGGTATGTCAATAATGTAGACAACCAAGTGCTCGAAGCCAAGATGAGAGGTTTCGTGTAATGTCATTTAGAGAAGGACAAAATGTAGTTATAAGTAAGTTTTCTAACATAGCCTACTTCAAAAACAAATCAGGTAAACTTTGTCAGGCTCCTGTAAACACCGAAGGCGGTATTGACTTTCGTGAGGCTAGTATGGTAGACTACTTCTTTCTTACCACAGATGAACTAGAAGAGGCTTTTATGGCATTAGAAATTATGGAGGAACAAGATGAAATACAGTAAAGACGACATTGGTATCTTTATCGCAGGTGCAAGTGAGAATAACTCAACAGAGCAGAGTTTCAAGATTTTAGAGTTCGCTTCTGCTAATGGTATGGCAATAGATGATAATGAAATCCAACACGCTAAACTAGATTACCAAGATAATGATGACCTTCCAATTGACTTCTTTGAAGATTTAGGTTATGCAGTTGAAGAAGCATTAGACTATTTAAATAATAACTGTTGTGAGAAGGGTGTAGCCTTTACTTTCCGAGATACGGATTTTGTCCTAATTTCAGGAAATGGGCTTGACAATGCGTGGAAGGATTTGGTAGAATAGACCTATGACTAATTACATCTATCGCCAACGCTATGCCTATGTCACTATTGTAGAACGAGTAGAACTTCCAGAGGGTCTTTCTGCACAAGAAGCATTTGACAACCACCGACCAACTTACGGAACAGACAACGACCTTGCTTTCTCTCATTATGCTAATGGTCAAGATGTTGAAATTGTAAGTGTTGAAACCGAAGGTGACGAAGAAGACGATTATGCCGTATGGTATTCAGACCAAGACGGAAACGACACAGAAGCAATTGACCCAATGTTTGAAACTTGGTATCAGGAGAAACTCAAGGAGGAGTAATGCCACAGAGCCGAGAAGAAAAGGCGGCGAATAAAATCGCAGACATCTTCGCAGATGAAAGGCTCAATGTGGTTCAGTTAGGTTACGACACTTCCCTGACTTTTACTCCAAACATAATCAACAAAATAAAAGGTTGGTTACATTGGCACGACCAAATTGCAGAAAGCGTTCATTTGCGTGATGATGGGGGAATGGATTTCATCGATGGTGATTATTTAGAATACATCAAACGGAATCGCAACAGATTATAAAAACATGCAACAGCTCCAGTGCGGATGCACTGGGGCTTTGGCATACCCGCAAGCAGGGGGACCCCCACAAATTGTCGACAAATCCACATATATCCTTATTTATCCTAATATACATAAGTTATCCACAACCTTATCCACAGACAAAATATGACAAAATAGGACAAATATTGAGTTATACACAAGGTTATCCACAGATATTAGGAACTTATACACATGTGGATAAAGTTATACACAGGGTTATACACAACCTGTGGAAAAAATTTATCAAAAATTTATTATTCATTTAAAAAAAGATTACGATGGACTCAAAAAATCACGGGGAACTTTTTTCAGGAATAGATTACGAAGGGCTTAAAAAATCACGGGGAGTTTAGATAGATGTTTAATACTGATATATATAGTAATAATAGCTTAGCTTCAAACCTCCCCAAAATATCTTAAAATCTAGAATATTTATGTATGTTTAAATATAAATACATTACGAATATCTCAAAATATCACAGAAATATGGGGAAATTTTCACTGTTTAAATAGGGTTATATAAGGATATATAAGGATATGTAGGTAAGGATATAAGTATATATGTCGATAAATAGATATTACGATGGGGGCTGGAAATCACCAATTACTCATATATCAATATATTTTTAACTTATTAGACATTTATTCAAAGTTATTACTAAGTTATCCACAGGTTGGGGGTACTTGTGGATAACTTTTCTGATATTAAAATAGGACATATCAGACATTTGACTTGTAGTCAATCTTCTGATAGAATTGGCTATGTCAAGAGATATGGAGATTATATATGACATGTATTGCAGTATTAAAACAAGATGATTCTTTATATATGGCTGGTGATAGAGCTGTAAGTAATGATAGTGAAATCAACTTCCTATCCACCCCGAAAGTTTGGAAAGCAGGAGCGTATCTCTTTGGATATGCTGGTCATCTCTCTGCATTAACTCTATATCATACCTTTAATCCTCCACAACCCCCGAGGGGCTTGTATGGAGAAGAACTAGACAAGTTTATGTATAACAAGTTTCTAGGATATATGGCAGACTTCTACGATAAGCGTAGCATTAAGACAGATGGTCTGGATTTACTCATAGCGGTTAGAGACCGCATTTACGAACATTCTACAGACAACATGTCTTTGTATTCCTACGACACGGATTACAATGCAATTGGAACAGGTTCGCCATATGTTATGGCAAGTCTTTTCTCTACCGCCGACTTCGAGCTTTCTGGGCGAGAGCGTATCAAACTTGCTGTAGAATCTGCCTGTAAATTTTCGCCTTCTTGTGGCGGAAAAGTAGATGTTATTTCTGTAAAAATCTGATAAATTATCCATTTATTTTTAGATTTTTTATCAGATTTATTTTTAAATTATTTTCAAATTTTATTTGAATTTTTAATTAGATTTTTATTTAGAATTTTCTTTAGATTTTAATTCAATTTCTATCTTGCTTACCTTATATAAAAGAAAGATAATTGCAAAGTTTTGTAATAAGTCAAAGTATTCCATTATTCATCTCCGTCTAATAGTTTTATGGTTGAACAGGGATAGTTTATATACCCTGCATCTTCATCTTGTTCATTACTGCATCCCTGACAAATAATCCAAGTTCCTAAATCATCAATATCTATTGGATTGTGATATTCACGGATACGCTGGATAGATTGTTCTGCTCTTCCAAATTCATTAGCTAGAACTCTTAGGTAGTCGGTATCAATAGACATAGCGTCTACCCCACCCTCCTGACATTCGCAGTTGTATCCGTCTGCTTCGATAGAAGCCAATAGGTCTATGCTATTATGTTTATATGTTGACCCTGCTGCATGAGGAAATAGTGGTTCATATGTTTTTCTAAAAATCTCGGACTTACAAGGATAGAACTCACCGTTAATTCCCTTAATAATCCAGTCACCTAACCTAGCAGTCATGTAGCCCTCTATAGTTCTAATTACCATGTTATCTCCATCCATCCAGACGGCATCAATATCATAACCGTCAAAATGGTCTGAGATTTCATCCCAGTTATCTCCCCTAAACTGCACAGCATCTATTTCTATAGGTTTCTTATAAAACTTCATTATTTTCACATCCACAATTATCTAAAATAGTATCACAATCCGTACAGGTAGTATGCATCCACCCACAATCAGAAACAGTTCTATCAAAGTCTTGATTTAGATGCTCACATTTTAACAGTGGATTTGAAACCAATGATAAAGATACTATAGTGGCATTATCTATAGTTTTTACCTTATTTGTAGTAATATCAACATCTTGTTGTTGGTCAATGGCTGTTTGTCTATCTTTATTTACTGCATCCTGCTCACCGTCTAACTGAAGACGAATCAGTTCCGCAATGTAGAACCCATAGAATGGAGTTCCTTCATCTTGCCTATCAAAATATTCAGCAAGTTCACGCACACGCTTGACAGCATCTGCTACTTCATAGTGGTCTCTAACATTAGGACAAGACTTATAGTCAAAAGAGCAAAACAAATTCTTACAATACGAAGTATGAAGACCCTGCTGGTATCCTGCCAAAAAAACCCGTGTCCATTTATCTTTACGCTCTTTATAAAACTTCATTAAGATTCCTTGTCTAACATGCCTAATTCAACCTCTAGTTTACGCATTTCATTTAATGCTTTGCGTTGCTCTAATCTATCTTTAACTCTAGGAAATAGGGCTGCATCAGCACCTTTAGTTATATTAACTTTAACGGTATTTTCTTCTCTTCTCCAATGAATATAGGATTTAATATAGACTGCAGCATAGGCTAGAGCCATTACGATAAACCCATATTGCTTTGTAGCTAGTGCATAGGCAATCCAGATACATTCATTTACCAATAGGATTAACCAACCCCATACTGTCTTTTTACCGACAAAGAACATGCCTGTAACGCCGATGGCTGCTAATACCCAAGACCAAAGTTCCATTATCTCCAGCACCTTTCACATCCACGATATACACCATGAGCACAGTATCCTAATTCAATTAAAGAGATAATTGTTTCGCATGGATACTCAATATATATAGGCTCTTCTATAAGTGGGTCAACGGCAATATTAGCCAGATAAGTACAATGCTCACAGGCTGTATCGTCATATGGTCCGTTTACTTCTTTGTGAAGTTCCTTTATTTTACTAATCTTTTCAGACATACTGCCTAAATCAGCCATGACACTATCTACAAACTCTACATTTAAAGAGTTATATTTACGACTATCACATTGGTTACACATTATAGTTGTTCCTCAATCCAGCGTTTCTTTTCTCTACGCTCTCGTTTGTGGGTACGCTTTTTAATAGCCTTTACCACCCCAGCACGACTTAGATAAGTTAAATACTTACGACCCCAACGGCTGTAAGCATCTTGTTCATCTCCGTCTTTAGCTATCCGCTTCATTTTCTTTTACGACTTCTTCACGCTCATAGAATCCGAACATATGTAGCATAACCTTTTCACGGATATACTCCAGTTCTTCAACCTGAAGTGGTCTGCCTAGACCCTCTTCACTCTTTTTAACTAAATCGTTAAACATTTCTACTGCTTCATCAGCCAACTGCTGCGAAGTCTTTTCTGTATCATTTTCCATCTTCTAAAAACCTATCTATTTCTTCAAACATTTTATCAGAGTCAATTGCCCCAAACCTAAACTTAAGGGCTTCGACAAGGTACTTTTGAGTTACGGCTAGGTGTCCTTCCATGGCATCTTGTAGGCTAGTATATCTTTCCATATAGATATCCTCACCTATGCTATTGAAAACCAAAGTCTCAAAAACATATGGATTTCCTTCATCGTCTGTGCCATGTCTCATGCCTAACCAGACTGTGGAAATCATAATTCCATCGATATCAGATTTGCCAATAATTCTAGTGTCGCTTTCAAATCTTTCAGCCCACTGTGTATATGAAATTGGAAAACCATGCATATCGAAATACTTACTCATCTGAGTCTGACTCTTCTTCCTGAAGTTTATCCTGTAGTTTCTTAAGCTTAGCCTTAGTCCACTCTAGGTCTTTTTCTAACTTTTCAATCTTATTTTGGTAATAAGTCTCTGTTGCATATGTAAACATTAAAAATTTCCTTCCGCTACTTGAAAACATGTAAGACCTAGCTCACGCCACATCTTAACTACTCTATCTCTATCGTCAAACACACCTACTACATCGTAGCTAAACTTGATGTGTTTGTCATAAATCTCACGCTTTACAATATCGTCTGAACGATTATCTCCAGCCTTACGCATAAGAAGTTTAACAAATGGTGGGCAGTGCTCTACAAGCCATCTATATGATTCGTTAAAACAAGAGTCTTCTCTTCCAGAAACAAATATAATTTTGTGTCCAGATTCCCACAAACACTTAATTACATTGATTACTTCTTTGTTTGGTAAGTCTGTATGAACCAATGTATAGTCAAATGGGTCTCTTCCCACCTTTGGGTCTCTAATTGCTACTGTTCCATCAATATCAACAATTATAGTCTTTTTAAACATTACTGCCCCTTCTTATGACATTCGCATATACACTCTTGTGTAATTTGATTCCAGTCAAGGTACATCTTTCTACAGTCAGTATGATGCCCTGTAATACACCACCCAAATCTCATATTATTCTTCTTTGCGTTCGGGTTAATTCTCTCTTGACTTTTCTTTTTCGGCATATATTTCCTTAGCTTTATCTTGTACTAGGAGTAAAGCATACACGAAACCTTCAATAAAGTCAAGTGAGTCTTTAGTATTTTTTGATGTCCTGTCAATTAGCTGCTGTGCATAGTTGACTATTCTAGCCATATCATTCATTATTTAAAATATCTTCCATCTTGGATTTTGTCAATATAGAACTCTGCCTCATTACATCCCCCTGTATGAGTCCAAGTCCACCCACTATTATAAGCACCATCTTCTTCAGAATAGACAATCCAGAGATATTTCTTTTGCCAAATCTTTCTATATGTTGCCTTAAACACTACATACTTAATCATACTGTTCCATTGTATGAGTTAGCCAGAAGTATGTACAGCCTTTGTCTGGGCAGCACACATAGTCCATGAATATCTTGCCTTCTGGCTCATATTCGGCATAATGAACAGGGTCTTTTTGCCATAGACGACCACGATGTGTAATCATAATTCTATCTGCTACTTCATTGTTTGTCATCCAAGCTGGCATTTCATATGGTTGATGTACAAAGTGTGTCTTGTAGATATCTTTGATTACACCCCAATTGTTTTCCCACTTGTATCCACGATTACGCATTTCATTGCGGATAGCCTTAAGATAAAAGTATAGGTCATGTTCATGACCTTCAAACATTTTAACTGCTGGATGGTTTTTCCATCCACTACCCTTTTGAACACCTGCTAATACAGCCATAATCTGACGACCTTCAAGTAGTTGCTTGACAAGTCTTTTATAGTCTAAGGCTTCTGCACAAAGTTGGTAATTATACTCAGGTAAAAATACTTGCATTATTCCTCTTCAAATAGTACTGGTTGTGTTGTATCTACGCTATCATCAACATAGATGTCAATTATACCAGCGTTACGGAGAAATGTAAAGGTTGCCATGAGCCATTCTCTAGACTCACAAGTAAAGCATCCACAGTAGGCATCGAAAGGTTGCCAACCTTCTGGAAGTTCACTTTCGTCTAAATTAATAGAATCAAAGCAATTACTCATATGAAATTCAAGATAGGATTCTAATTTCTTAGCCAAATCTGTGGATAGCTTCACTTCGTTCATATTAGAAATAGTCCTCTACCATGTAGATGTATTCTGGACAAAGGTTGCCTACAGCAGCACCAATTAGCAATCCAACCGCTTCATATTCTGAATCGGAAGATAGATTAGAGTTATATACAAATTCATAAATAATGTCATCAACTGTGTATCCCTCGTCAAGTACAGAACATACTTGGTATCCCATTTGCAACAATTCAGCATCCGAGATGTTTGCAATAACAGAATTTCCATATCCATTTACAGAATTTAAGAATTGCTCTTCATCTGTATACACTGGCTCTGGTTCTGGAGTCCATTCATTAGTTACCTCTGGGGCTGGACTAGTATTATTATTTGTAGCACTATTGGAACTTCCAAACATAAACGCTACTGCTGCCAATAGGACAGCACCACCAATAAAGAGTGGCTTTTGATTTTTTTCCACTGTTCTCCTTAGAACATATTATGAATGTGATTTTTTATCACTAGATTAATATACCAGATTGCTCTGGATTTGTCAAGTTATTTTACCCAAGAATCTACTTGGTACTGATATTCTGGACAAAAATATTCTACGCTATATTTAACAACTATAGCACCATATATAAATGTCTCATCATTTCTTTTCTTTTGGTCAAACACAACGGCATACACTGCATCATCGGCTGTTTGCCCCTCTCTTAAAATACCACAAACAAAGTCTGGCATTAAAAGAAGCTTTTTATCACTTTGCTTGCTTGCAATAGAGTGATTTAGTTCTTTAATAGAGTTAAGATAGTTTTGCTCTACAAGACCATCTTCATACGAATATACTGTGCTAATAACGCTTATAGCAGTAATAACAATAGCAATTTTAATAAATAAATTTTTCATTGGGAAATCCTATCATAATAAAAAGATTCTGTCAATAGGAAAACCCTCCCAATGTAGGGAGGGAAATCCATAAGTTAAAGTATACTACTTCTTTGCTCTTTTGTCAACCTTAGCGAATGCATCGTTTACTTCATCTCTTGAAAGCTTTCCGTCTTCTAAGTATGCTCTTGCAAGAGACTCAACAACTGTTGCTACTCCGATACCGCCAGCTAAAACTGCTGCTTGCCAGACTTCAATGCCCACAAGAGAACCAGCACCAATTACGCTGAGACCAGAGGCTGCGAATACTGCAACAATTCTCATCAAGATATTGCTGATATTATTCATCTTTGCCCTCCTCTCTGATTCCCATAGAGACTAACCAAATAAACACTGACCAAAGAATTGCCCAACCAACTACTGTCTTAGCACTTCCTTCAAGAACTACCCAAGCAATAAACATACCTAATAGGGTGAATGTTTGATTAAGAATTTCTTTGAACCAATTAAATAGCCATTTCATCTATCTTATCCTCCCTACCATACTTGCTGTTGTTAGCACTTGACCAGCTATAACTGCTGCTAAAACAACTTTCTGAGACTCTTTTCGCTTTTCTGGTGTCATATCTGCACCAATGTTTGCGAAGGCGGTAAGTGCCTTTCCTGGGTCTGTAAAGACCGCTCCGAGAATCTCTGATGGATTCTCGAAAACTTGTAGTGCGTCTGCCACTTCTGCTGTTAAAACTACACCATTTTCTAGGGTAACAGGCTGGTCTGGTGGCAACTCCGAGTAATCAATTCCCATTTCTATAAGAACATCTGCTGGAATTGGCTCAGATTCATATTTATTTAATAGCTCATTTACACCATCTAGTTCTGGTTGCTCTGTAGGCTTCACAGAAGGCTCTGGTTTAGGTTCTAAGGCTGTTTCCTCTGGAGTAGGTAGATTTGTTGGCTCTGGCTCTTTTGTAGGCTCTACAGTCGGTTCTATGGTCGGTTCTACCGTAGGCTCTGGAGTGGGTTCTACTGTTTCTGTTTCAGTAGGTTCTGGGGTAGGCTCAACTGTCTCGGTTGGCTCTGGTGTTGGCTCAACTGTTTCTGTGGGCGTTGGTGTGGGTGTAGGCTCTGATGGACACTCTGATATATCAAAAACTAGGCTTCCGTCCCAACATTCAACATCTGGTTCTGGAACGATTGGTTCCTGAGAAAAAGCACTAGGTGGAACTACATCAATTGTTTGTGAATTAGGTATGGTCCAAAACAGTCTAGCATCTGCAGCCCCTCCAGACTCATGCTGCAGAACTTTTATCTCATAAGAGACTCCAGCCTCCAGCTCTATCTGACCAGAACCATTGTATAGCCAGGCTCCCTGTTCCCACCAACTATATACAACATCAATACCGTTTATTTTAACAATCATTCCATCATCGTTGCTTGTGTAAAATGTATATAGTCCTGTTTCTGGAACTGTAATATATCCTATCCATAGGTTTGTAAAGAATTCAGGGTTATCTGGGTTACATTCTGTAGCGTTACCACCCCATGAGTAATCAATATTATTTGAAACTGTGCAGTATGTATAGTTATTTATATCAAAATCTGGGGATATTTGGTCTGTATATGCTACATCTATTTTTGAATACCATTTAAGTCCTGGCTGAGTGAGGGCATATGTTGGTGAGATAAGGAAAATTAAATAAGAAAGTATTATTGGCACTAAAGCAATAATGTTTAATATCTTCTTCTTATTCAATTACCTTTCTCCTAAGCAAACAATGTTTGCTAGGTTAATTATACTTTATATTTGAACTAAATACGAAAAGGGGACAGAAATTAATCTGTCCCCTTCTCTGGGTACATTCTAAATTAATACCAATTTTTTAATTTAAAATGAGCATAAGCATCACAAGGAGAACCGTATCTAACTTTGATATATTTGACTCCCCATTTAATTTGTGTTGCTGGATTAGTCTTCCAATCTTTACCTTCACTTGCCATTTTATTAGCAGGAAGAGATTGAGGAATACCATAAGCTCCAGATGATGGATTCTCAGCTAAGTGATTCCATCCGCTTTCGTGTGTCCAAAGATTACTTAAACAGGTAAATTGTTTCTTTCCCCATTTATGCTTTTCTTGGATATACCACTTTGCGTATATCTTGTTACTTGTTGGTTTTCCTAAAACAATTTTAATAGAAACTTCATTTGGTCTGTTTCTACTTACTTTTATTTTAGAAGACCTACTAGCAAGGGTCTTGTCATGACCCTTCAGCTCCTTTATTTTAGACTCAGAAATAACTACCGCTGAGCCTACTTGAGAAGCTAGAGCAGGGTCTTGACTTGTGTTTGACCCTACTACGGCTAGAGTTACTACAATGAGTGTTGTTGCTATTTTCATAGCCTTACCACCTTTCGCAACCGCCCTCGTAGGACAGTTTTATTTTATTGCATGTGGAACAGACTCACCTTTTGCAAGACTTGACACCTCCACATACATACATTCTACACTAAGGTCAGACAATTTGTCAATACCAGTGTAAGAAATGCCCGATTTGATACCATTTTTGAAGGTTTCTAGCGTATCTCTAACATCTCCTTTATATGGAATTGTTGTTGATATTCCTTCAATTACTGATACATTACCTCGTGAACGCTGTGCATCTGCACTAGCCATTCCACGAAATTCTTTGCTAATTGGATGATAGTTTTCATCATAATGGGTTTCCCCAGGAGATTGTTGATGACCTGCTAACAGTGAGCCAAGCATAACTGCATGAGCACCTGCAGCAAAAGCCTTTACAGCATCTCCACTATTTTTAATTCCACCATCAGCAATAATTGCTGCATCACCTTCTTGCCATCTTTCTGCAATATCTATAATAGATGTAAGCGTTGGAATTCCGTGACCAGTTACAATACGAGTTGTACAGGCTGAACCACCACCGATTCCTACACGGATTGAATCTGCACCAGCATCACTTAAACGCTTAAATCCGTCCCAAGTTGAAACATTGCCAGCCATGATATGAACACCAAGAGATGATAAATTCTTTACAGCTTTAATTGCATTTTCATTATGACCATTTGCAGTATCTACAATTAGTCCCATAGCACCATTTTCTACAAGATTTTCTGCATGCTCAAGGTATTTACCAGTAGCACCTACAGCAAAAAATGCAGCGTAATGTCCAAGTCTTTCAAGTATTTCAAGTTGTTCTTTCTCAGACATATATCTATGAATAGAGCCGACAGCACCTTTCTCTGCTAGTACTGCACACATCTCAACTCCACACACGGTATCCATTGGTGCGGCAATGATTGGAAACGACAGCCCAATCTTATTCTTCTTACCAAATACCATAGTTAGGTCAATGTCGTGACGACTACTTACATTAGAGTGCTGTGGCACAAGAAGGATGTCATCAAAGGACAAAGCCTTATCAATATATTTTTTCATTAATTATCTATTCCAACATTCTGTATTGTTAATTGCTAATTCTTTATTTACCCACACTTGGTCTTCAATGTCCCAACCCCATTCATACGATAAGTCTGCAAGATAAAATCCATTATCTTCCATAAACTTCTGAACTTCAAGGTTGTTCTTGTGGTTAGGATGTGTAGGTTTCTTTTCTGTTTCTAAATGGAGTAATTTGACATTACGAAGATTATGTTTAAATCCCTGTAAAACTTGCCAAGTATAACCTTCTGTATCAACTTTTACAACATCAATTATTCCATCGGTAAGGTTAATTGTATCTAAAAATGTATCCATTGTCAATACAAAAACACCAACTTGCTCTATGTGACCCTCTAAATCTTTTTGATTTGCAATTCTTGTAGAAAATAAAGTTGAACAACCTTCATAGTCTTCTCGTTCATGTGTAATCTTCATAAAGGTATCTGTGCCATTAAAATCTGAAATAGCAGTGGCATATACCTCCATGAATCCATAATTCTGATATGTTTTCTGTGCTGCATCCCAATTAGCATCAATTGCAATTAATCTATTAACTTTTTCTTTTCCTAGCTTATTGGATAGATATGCTAGGTCATGACCATCTCTAGTTCCTAAATCAATAAAAATCTTTGCAGTTTCACCAAAGAATTTACGAAAATTAGTTACTACTGGTTCTAATGGATTTACATTAGGCAGATGTCCCACTTATACTCCTTAAATATTCTTTTAATGGTTCTGTTGTTCCAGCCCAGGTCAAGCTGTCTGAACCTTGTCTGTATACTGTAGGTATTTTATTTCTACAGGCATCGGCAATATGCATTCTAAATTCGCTTTCTATATCTACTATACGAACAAGGTCTGAATCTATAAAATCTTCAAATCCTCTAAATGCAATAGATGTTCCCACAACAGGTCTACCAGATACAAGTGCTTCTGCTGTTTTTAGATTAGAGCCACCGCCATATGGAATTGGAAGAGCAATAACATTTGCAGACTCGATAAGTTTATTTAAATCTGCGTCTGGCAGTTTTCCCATGAATCTAATTGTTGTATCGTGAAATTCATTTCTCTCTGGTCCAAGTCTTCCACGAAGACTATTACACATAGTGCCAACAAAGATTAAGTCTGTTGAGTCTGGTAGCCAATCAACCGCATTATTAAAGTATTTGATTGAGCCTTCAACATTTGGTGGGTGTCCACTTCCAACTACCAATACATATGTATGTGACGACTTAACCTGACTTAAATAGGCGTTAGTTCCATTATTAATAGCAATAACATTAGTTGCTCCATTTTTTCTAAACCATTCAGCATCTTGTTCTGTTACGCAAACAACTAAGTCTGAATTCTTAGCAATTTCAATTTCTGTATCTTCTAAAAAATCAATTACAGAATTAAACTTGCTAGAAGATAAACCTTTTAGTAAATCTGGTTTAAGCATAAATTCAATGTTATGACTTGAATGAATAATTTTAACTTCTGGATATTTTTCCTTTAGCTTTTTTACTTCAGTCCACATCCACGGATGGTCAAAAATAATTGCATCTGGAACGCCTTTGATAAATCTTTCAGTTCCAAAGTCTTTAAATAACATTCTAATATCATCTAATTGTGGATGGTTATCCTGCATAAATTCTGGCATCGGTAGCCATCCAAAATGTAAGTTATTAGAATTAATTACATATGAATTAGGAAATACATTGCCGATTGCTTTACTTATTTCCCTAGACCTAATTGCACCGCCCCATTCTCCATCTGCTGGAAATGGCGATAAAGAAACAATTACTGCATCATCTGGTAAGCTAAAATCATTATCTGAATAAGCTCTAATCTTCTTCATCTTCTACTTTCTCATAAGCAGAATATTCGCTATTTTCTAAATATTCTTCATAAATAATTCCATCTTTGTACCAGTTGACAAGTGAAAAGAAACTACCATGCTTAATTATAGTTCCTACACACTGCTCATCAAATATCCAGACTAAATCTCCAGAACTCATCTCATACCTTTCCCTGGTGGGTCTCCCTTAGCCCCATCAAAATATACTTTAGTTGCACCCATAGACAAAAGTATTCCTCTAAGTTGATGTAAATACTCTAGAACAGAAACCTTCTGTCCATCGGAGAGAGCCATAATTTGGTTCTCATAAATCCTGATTGCAATGTAATCAGGAAACTCAACAAAGTCAACGGCAATGCCAGCATAAGGTGGTTTAACAGTTCTAACTGCTGTCATCATTTCTGATGTATATCTATGCTTTTTCATCTTGTACCGCAGCTAAAATCTCTTCCCATACTTCTTTGGTTTTATGGGCATTACGAGACTTACTTATCTCTCCATCAACAAAAAACACACCGCCAAATACGCCGTTAGCCCTATAAGGCTCTTGCATCTGGGTAGCATACTCAAAGCACTCTTTAATGACAGGGCAGTGTAAGCAAACTGTTGTGTCAATTTTGTAAGCAAGTTCTGAATCCTCTTCATATTTATCAAAAAATAAGTTTATATCTAAGCCAGCACATTTGGCTTTTTCTCGCCATTCATCATCGAACATATCTCTTGGGAACCTTCCAGCCTTCACGGTCTGGTGAGTATCGCTTCTCAAATCCCCATCTATTTTTATATCTAATTCCACGCTTGTCATATTCTGCGTTTGCATCAAATTTAAAATCTACGATATCCCAGCCATCCCAGTGTAAGAACTTATTATTCTTAACAACTTCATGTGCTTCTTTGTAATTGATTGTAATCATTTTATCTTTCTTTTAGTATTTATATACGGACGAATTTACATTGTATGACTCAGCCTTATGTATGACTGAATCTAGGGTCATTGGAATGTCTGTCTTATTCATAAATAACAGTACATGACCGATTTCATAATCTTCAAAGTTTTCCATAACATCTCTATGAACTACTTTTGAAAACTTTATTTTTATTCCTTTTTGTTTAAAATACTGCTGTGTTTTATTACTAAACTCTGCAGTAAAACTATTAATCTTATAAGGACCAGCTGTGAGAATTTCGATAGTCCTTGTTGTATCTGTAATTAAGTTATCAATGGCTACTACTATTCCACGCATAAATGTTTCGTAGCTGTCAAATTTATGACTGCCATAAACCAAAATTTTCACACTCTTACCTTTCTTTGGTATAAATTATACACATTTAATATGAATTTGTCAATACTATTCTGTAATAACTGGATTTGGATTTACCCAAACTCCATCTTGAAGTGTCCAGCCAATGTTCATTCCTTCTGGTGCGTCTTCAAAAGATATTGCAGACATTTGAGTTACTTCTTCTGCAATCTCTTTTGTATCTGCAAGAATGAAATTAACTATCTGTGAACCATCAGAAATAAAATAGCTAGGCATTATACATCTCCTGTGTTAGTTGAAGGGTAGGCTCTTCCTGAACCCCAAATAATTCTAACTGCACCATTACCGCCAGTTTGTCCTGTAGTGGCATTACCGTCAATGGAGCCAGCTCCACCTCCGTACAGACCACCATTTCTTGTACTAGAGCCAGCGACACCATTTGTTCCACCTGAACCACCACTACCACCACCAGCGGTTGCACCAACTCCACCAGCTCCAGAAGTTCCTTCTCCAAGCAATCCTACTCCTCCGCCACCGCCAGCAGTCGAACCGTCCGAACCTCCACCGCCACCAGCACCACCTGCACCAGAATCACCATTTACTCCAGCTGATGATACAGAAAATTTTCCATTTCCACCATTGCCAGAATATCCTCCAGCTCCACCGCCACCGCCAGGATTTGTGCCGTCAGCTTCTGAGCCACCTCCGTTACCACCACCAATGGTTCCACCAATAGTAGAGCCTGTTCCCCCAGAAATAGTTCCAGAACCTGAAGTTCCTCCAGGTCCACCTCCACCGAGAAGAAGGGTCGTAGCACCTCTTCTAATGGATGTATCTCCTCCAGTACCAGCAGTTGTCGCTCCAAGGGTTCCTCCAGCACCAACTGTAATTGTTAGCGATTCTCCAGGGGTTACAGAGATAGATGTAGCGTATCTTAGACCACCACCTCCACCTCCTTTAGCTCCAGAGGCGTTTTGAATACCTCCACCACCTGCTCCTACGCAAACAGCAGAAATAGTGGTAACTCCTGTGGGTACAGTAAATGTTCCAGATGTTGTAAATACTTGTTGACCAGATGGACCTCCTCCAGCCTCGAAGTAGCTAGATGATGTAATTCCTATAATTGGCATTATGCACTCAAATCTCCGATTAGAACCCATGTATTTGTTGCTCTTTTAATAAGGGTTGCTGATGACCACTGTGCTCTAAGTTTTAATCCAGGAGTAGCATTAACTGTAACACCAGCATCTCCTACAACGGTAACCTGTCCAGCACCTGTTTGTAATAAGTTAATCTGTGTTCCTACTGGATATGTAACAGATGTATTTGTTGGCACTGTTAATGTAATTGCAGATGCATTTGAAAGTTCTACTAATTTATCTTTATCTGCAAGAACTGGAGTATATGTTGTTCCAGTTTGTGCATTTTGAACAAGTGTAGATGATGCAAATTCTCTTGCTGTAGTTCCATCTCCAACTATCAATTTATCATTTGTAGCATCCCATGCAATCCTACCATCTGTTGTAGATGTTGTTGTAGAAAGTGTTAGTGTTGGGGTTGAAATTGTAGGAGAAGAACCTGTTATATAGCTTCCTGAAACAGCAATTGTAATGGTATCTGTTGTTGCATCACCAGTGACTGAAATGCCTGTTCCACCTGTTAAAGTTAATGTATCTGTAGAACTGTCAGCAACGACATTGTTTCCAGAAGATGGAACAATTGTAGTAAATGAATTACCAGAACCACCAGCACCTGTTTCATCTGTGCCATTTATCCAGTTAGTTCCGTCAAACTTTAATACTTGACCAGTGGTTGCCGATGTAATAACAACATCTGAAAGTCCGTCAAGGGTGTGTGAGTGAGAAGTTGTTGAGTATGTATTTGTATCTAACTCCCAAGTATTTGCAGCAGTCTTTTTAAGAAAACCAGATGTTCCAGTCAATGCTTCAATTGCTGCTAAGTCTGCCTCTATTCCAATAGTAACTCTTTGATTAATTTCATCCCAAGTAATGTCTACTCCAGGACCTGCTTTAAAATGTACTACATCAGTAACTCCATTACTTCCAACTAATTCTAGGTCAACATCGTCTGTGTCGTGTTGTGTTCCTTCAAAATGATATGTTGTGTTAGCATCTGTTGTTGAATAGCTATCTAATTCAGCATCAATTGCTTCTGCAAGAGCCTGAAAATCTGCTGGAATGTTCGGATTATCCGAACTTGATGGGTATGGAAACCCCTTACCTGTTGATGGCATTACTTCTCCTTTTCACCTAATTATACCTTATTCTACTACCCTATTCAAGATATACTCATGATATCCCTGTTCTCCATATAGGTCAGGAGACCAACCATAATAAATTTCTGGATTCATTTCTTCGTCTGGTAGTTGATAATATACTTGATTTACTGAGTCCCAATGCCATCCAATTCCTGGCGTATAACCTAGATTACAACAACATTCTACTTTATCGCCATTCATCATAGATAGTATATCTTGAAATATTGAATCATCGTGCTCATTGAATGTTCCATTCCAAACAACAATGCCATTTTTAATAATAGCATGTGGGTGACTATCTAAATGCTCTATCATACAGGATACCTCACAATTACCATTCCACTTCCTCCAGCACCACCTGTTCCAGAAGCAGCATTTAATCCAGCACCTCCGTTACCAGTATTTGAGCCACCACTAGCACCACCAGTATTCGCACCACCAGTACCAAGCGTACCAACTGTTGTTCCAGATGATTTATACCAAGTTGAATATGTAGTTCCAGTAGCACCAGAGCCACCTGCCGCTGCAGACGAACCACCTCCAGCACCAGAACCACCAGTAGAACCTAAACCTCCATTGGCACCTTCTGAACCAGTTCCTCCACTAATAACTGGACCACTTGAAGCACCGCCACCGCCACCACATGAACCATTACCTCCATTAGTAAAATAGTTTCCACCGTATCCACCGCCAGAACGAGATGAGCCATTAAATGAAGATGTTGAGCCAGCACTACCATTTACTGCAGAACCTCCGTTTCCTCCATTTCCAACAACTACCGTATAGTTTCCAGCACTAAGTGTTGTTGCAGATGTTGTAATCGAATCGCTAGCACCACCGCCGCCGCCTCCACCACCAGAACCAGTTGCACGAGACCCTCCTCCTCCACCACCGACAATTAAAGCTTCAACGCTGGCTAGTGAGCCACCACTAATTGCAAAAGTTCCACCATTTGTAAATACATGATACTTAAATGAACCTTGTGTAAATATTGTATTTCCACCAGTTACTGTAATTGCTGGATTTGGAGTTACTGCAGCAGTTGCGGTAGAAGCAGTTCCTGTTCCATTAGCATTAATTGCTGCAAGAGTAAATGTATATGCAGTTCCAGATGTAAATGTTCCAGTTACAGAAATAGGGCTTGTAACATCTGTTCCACTGTAAGATAGTGATATAGATGGACTAGATATAATTTCATATCCAGTAATAGTCTTACCACCTGTGTTTGGTGCTCCTGTCCAAGCAATGCTAACTGTTGTTGAGTTAGTTACAGTTGCAGTAACACCAGTTGGAGCACTAGGCTCAGATGTGATTAAAACTGAAGATGACGCAGATGATGTTCCACTATTTCCAATTGCATTTGTAGCTCTAACTGTAAAAGTATGGTTTGTTCCAGATGGAGATGTGTCAAGACCAGTAACTGTTGTAGGTGAGCCATTGTTATCTGTTGCAGAACCTCCTGGAGAACCTGTAACTAAATATGAAGTAATTGGCATTTTACCATCCCAGGGTGCAGTATATGTTACAGTTGCAGCACCATTATCATATACTCTATTGGTTCCAACATCTGTTGCAGATGGAGCTGATGGTGTATCTGGAACTGTTCTAGTTGAAGAAGGAACTGATACTACTGGCAAAACCATACTAAGTCACTCCTAAGCACTAATATCACCAACCAGAAGCCAAACATCTGTAGCTCCGTCCGTTACTTTAATTAATGTAGCCATAGAGTATCTTGCACGAAGATTTTGTCCTGGTGTAGCGTTTACTGTAGCTGTTCCATCAGCAATATTTAGAGCACCTGTGCCTCCACGAACAAAGCTGATTTGTGAACCTACAGGAATATTTGTATCGTTATTTACTGTTACAGTACATGTTCCTGTATTGTTTGCATAAATAGTTTTACCTAAATAAGTCGTATCACTGATTGTTAAAGATGTAGTTCCAGAAGCAATAGTTGTTGTGTCTAAATCCAATGAAGTAAGTGCAACTGTACCACTTGCATCTGGAAGGGTAATTGTTCTATCTGCTGTTGGATTTGCTACTGTTAAGGTTGTTTCATTTGCATCATCGGATGAGCCTTCGAATACTAAAACATCGGATGTTCCTAAAGTTAGATTTCCATTAAGTTGAATACTATGGTTAAATGTTGTAGTTCCTGTACCAGCACCAATTGAAATTGCAGTAGCAGCACCACCAATGTTTAGTATAGTAACACCAGTATTTAGCAAATTAAATGTCGATGAAGCAGAACCAACACTGCTACCATTAATATTAAAATCTCCACTAGTGTTCAATGTAGCAGCAGTTATTGAAAGTGTTCCTCCACCAATTGAGCCTGTTCCACCAGATGCTAGAATTCTAGAGTCATAATCCACTGCAGTTGCTCCAGAGTGGAAGTCTAAAAATGGGGTTGAAGATGTACCATCTGTTCTTCCAATTTCAATGCTATTGTTGTGAGCACTATCAATTGTAATCTTAGTAGAAAATGTTGGGTTTGTTGCAAAGACAAGAGAGCCTGTTCCAGTTTCATCGGAAACTACTCCTGCTAGTTGTGAGGATGTGGTAGATGCAAATTGTGCAAGAGTTCCAGATGTTACTGCAAGACCAGCTTCAGATGCGGTTTGATTTTTCCAAAGCCCAGAAGCATCGTCCCAAGCAAGAACTTCATTATCTAAAATATCATCTTCTGTTTCAATTTGAACTCCATGAAGTTCATTAAGTTCATATCCATTTTGAACATTAACAAAAATTTCTCCAGCAGTTGCATGAGCTTTTACTACATATCCAACAAATACTAGATGTGCAGGTTCTGCTGGAATAGATGTTTGATATCCACCAGCAGTAGATGATAGCCAAAGTGCAGAACCCTCTGTAAGACCAAATGTATCAACTCCACGAAGAACACCAAATGTAGTTACGAATCCTTCTGCTCCATCGGCAATTGATTCTGATGTAAGACCTAGAGTTTTTGAGGATGTAGTTTCAGCATCAGCATCGGCGAGGGCGATAGTCGGTCTTTGACCCTGTGCTCCATTAATATAAACAACTTTACCCTTATCAATAGCGGAGCCTGTTGCATTTTTTACAAGAGCAACCTGTGTTTGTCCAACACCAATTTCAACATTTGGATTAAGAATAACTTTTGGAAGACCATCGCCAGAGTCCCAATACATTGTGCCAGTAGCAGTAGATGATGCCTCTGGAGTAGTATCAAAAGTAATATAGTCTGGATATGTAATTGAATCCACATTGGTATAGTTACCTGCGGAATTAATAGTAATTGAGTCTGTTGTAGCATCTGTAGTTATAGAAACATTTGTGCCAGCAACAAGCGTAAGTGTGTCAGTAGATGAATCTGCAACTACACTGTCTTGTCCAGATACTGAAATTGTTTTAAAAGAATCTGATGCAGAACCACCTGCACCACCAACAGTAGTCCAAGAACCATTTGCATAAAGCCTAATAACATCGCTAGCAGTATTATAATAAATATCACCTTCATCGGCAGATGCAGGGTCAGATGCTAGGTTCAATAGGTTTACAGGAACATTAAACTTACGATTACTTGCCATTAATCTTCACTCCAATGACATTCACATTTGCAAAGAATAAAAGAAAACGATGTATCACAAATACTATGCATCTCGTTTAGGCAACTGACGGTTTTTTCTGGCAAAGAATTTTCCTCCCCAGAATTTTGAAGCTTCTGGCTCAGCAGCGTATAACGCCCTTTGCTGAGCAATAGCAGCACTGCGGGTGCTATGACACCCAACAACTTCACCGTTTTCTTTAACAACCGCATATCCTTTGCACCCACCATAGTTCCTTTTTATATCCCAAGGCATAGTCTATTTTATCACAAATCGAGGTCTTTTGCGAGTGCATACTTGGGCTTAGCACCTATGATTTGCTTGTTTACCTGTCCATTTTCAACCAACATTATGACTGGAATAGAAGTAATTCCAAACTCACCTGCTAGTTCTGGCTCTTCATCTACATTGATTTTAATTAGTTCTAGATTGTGCTCATCTGCTAATTCCTGTAAAACTGGGGCAACCATCTTACATGGTCCACACCATTCAGCCCAGAAATCTAGGATAGCCTTTTTATCTTTCACTGAATCTAATAATTCTTGCTTATTCATAAAACTCCTTATATAAGGAGGGTGACGGATGCAAAATATCCAACTGCACCAAATAGCGTAACGGAATCAGCCTATTACGCTGTCGCAGACCAAGACTCTGCGAATGTCGGGATATCGGAATAAGTAACTACACCATCCTAAGATATCCGCCACCCTCGCTGGAATGAGAGGATTCGAACCTCTAACCCGCCGATTAACAATCGGCTGCTCTGCCATTGAGCTACACTCCAAAAATGGACAGGTGGATTGTCTATTACCACCAAGGAGAAGTCTAGATACCATTTAAGTACCGCCTTAATCCTACCAGACCTTTACTCCGCTAAGAGTTGAGACGCTAATCTCAGACCTGTGCAATTCTCGCCCCATCTAGACAAGGGACTTCGTTCTGCCATGTCCCAAGTTCTTCGTCAAGAACTTGTTTGAGCCTCTTGTTGGAATCGAACCAACACTTGTGCTTTACAAGAGCACTACACTACCATTATGTTAAAGAGGCGAACTCCATAGGATAAATATACCCTATGGAGAACGAAATGTCAATAGCTACTTGACTTTTGCTGCAAGTTTTTTAAACTCTGCAAATGTTTTTGGACCAACAATTCCATCAGCAGCACCAAATTTTGTATTTGCTTTTTGCCAAGCAATAACTGCCTTTTTAGTTACTGGACCATACTGACCATCTACTGCTTTTCCAGTTAGACCAACAGCCTTTTGAATAACCTTGATATACTCTCCGACCTCACCTGGCTGGATTGGGTCATTTGGATATGCCGCTGGGTCATGTGGTTTTTCAGCCTTTGGCTTAAGAGCCTTTTCAGGACCTGGAAACTTTGGACGACCAAAGCCAACAATGCTAATCATTACATTGCCCTTATTCTTCTTGTATCCACGAACTTTCTTAAGAACCATGCCACCATTTCTTTGGTCTCCAGTAACACCAGCAGTATTACCTTCAACGGTTGTCACAGTTCCATCGCCATTGTCTTTAATAACAATACCGACATGCGAAATTCGCTCGACACCATCTCCAGGAAAATTGAAATAAGCGACATCTCCTGGTTGTGGTTTTGCATCTTTTGCATCAAACCATGACTTTGCCTTTTGAAATGCTGCTGCTCCATTTGGTGTGTAGATTGTTGCCTTATCACCAGGAAGCTTAAATCCTGCTTGATTTGCACACCAGATTACAAATGAACCACACCATGCAACAAAGTTAGCACCTGTAAAAGCACCGTACTTGGTTTGATTATCTTTTGGACCTTCAACAACGCCGACTTCTTTGAGAGCAACCTCTACAAACTTTTCGGCAGTGCCAAGTTCCGCTGGTTTCTTAGCCATATATTTTTTACCTCTTCTAATTAGATTTGATAGCTTGGCTATCAGCACCCCCAACGAGATTCGAACTCGTGGTTTCTTCCGTGAGAGGGAAGCGTCATGACCGCTAGACCATGGGGGCTTAGATTGTGATTTTATCACAATGAGTATTTACATTAGCACCCCCTGCAGGATTCGAACCTGCGACCTAATGGGTAGAAGCCATTCGCTCTGAATCCGCTGAGCTAAGGGGGCAATTTTTAGTTAGCTGCAGGTGAAGGTTTTGCGTTAATGAATTCTCTATCATCAATAATTTCAAAAGCATATTCACGAATCTTAGATTCGCTTTTAGTGAAATGATGACCACAGAAAAATAGGTCACCATTAATACCATTTACCCATACAAATGCTTCTGCATTGCATGCGTCACAACGGTCAGCCGTTGTTGTTTGTCGCTGTTTAACTGTTTCTTGTGTCTCTACTGTCTCTGTCATAAGGATAAGTATATAACAATATTAGTCAGTTGTCAAGTGTTTTTCAAAACGAGTATCGGACAAATACCCCATTGCTTTTTCTGTCTTTTTCCATTCTTCTGGAAGCATTTCAACTAGACCTAGTGCTCTAGCTCTACGAATAATATGACGCTTTGCTGCAGCATAATTTCCAGCTCTACCGACAGACTGTATGGCGTTTTGAAGGTCTGCTTCATCTGCAATTGGAAATGAGCCATCTTTCATTGCTTGCCCATTGGCAGCCATTCTGCGTCTTTGTGATGCTGAATAATCTCTTTTTTCCACTACTTCCACTTCCTTAAATCAAACGCTGAGCCAGACCATTTCTTCATGTTTTTAATCTGGTTCCATTTAGTGCGAGACCAAGAAAATCCTGCATCTCCACCCCATAAGTCCCAAGCAACTCTACCTGGACTTGGAAAACCTTCTTCACCAGAATTAAATCCAGTGGCTTGCTTATCTACTTCGTGACGAGAAAAGAAAGAGTACATTCTTGCAACTGTAGATGGAGTAAGATTAGTTCCATTTACAATTTGATTTGCACGAGCAAGACCAACTCTTGTTCCTCCACGCTTTCCTTCTGCTTTCCATGCTAACGCTCTACGAGCAGCAGCCTTCATGCCATCGGTTGGACGAAGATTAATATCTGCCTTATACATTTCATCATACTTTTCCCAGTCTTCCATGTCGTCTTCATCATCATCCATATTTTCCATAGAATGACCTTCAAGGGTCTCTAGTCTTTCGGCATCAGAATGCATCATGCCAATGCTGAATGGGGTAGGCATCCACTGACCGCCTTCTTCTTCCATGTAAATTCTAACTGACATTGCTGGATTTTCTGGTGGCATAGACTCAAGTGCATATCTATCTCCTGGAGTTCCGAGAGTTCCACCCTCAATCATAATGTGTTCTACACGACCATGAACTACTCCAGCAGCAGTTCTGCCCATTACATAGTCGCCTTCTTTAATGTGTGCCATAGGTTAATTATACCCTTCTTTTTTACTTAAATCATTAAATATCTGTATGAATAGGACAAATTCATCTTCTTCAAGCTCTTCTTTTGCCTTTATGTGGTCAAGGCTATTCTCGTTCAGGCTGATGTTCCAGTCACCTTCTTCATTTATTGGATTCATCTCAATAAATCCTTTATTCCAGATACCAAATAGCGTATCATTTACGATTTGTTCATGAATCTCATAGAATTCTGGCATTGTTAAAAGCTCGTCTGAAAATCTATATAGTGGATTTCCATCTGGTGTATATCCAACTACAATTAAATATCCTTCATCTACAAACAACCTAAACATTTCAGCTATTTCTTCCTGACTAATTTCAAAATCGTCTTCCATATGCCCTCCTATATCATTCCGATATTAATTAAGTAATCTTTCATGTTATCTGGCATATTCCTTTTAGGTGCATAGATAACATTATCTTCTTGCTCTCTTCTTTCATCTCTACCTAGCGAAGCATATGTATGAATTTCAACTTCACGCACTCCCATGTCTTTTGGAGTTCCAGAAATAGCATTGTATATTGCTCCACAAACAGCATCCGATAAGTCTTTAGAACCTTTTCTTGGATGGTCTACTTTATCTCTTACAATTCTTAATTGAACAAGCTCGTCTCTTAGTAATTGAATGGCTGGACCAACAATTCTTTCTTCAGAAACTAACATTTTCATATCCTCGTAGTGCTTTTTTGCAACAGATAGGGTTTCAGTATTGATTCCGTAAGCTTTTAGCTCATTCATAATGTCAAACGAGTTCCATCTGTCAAAGGTTACTTTCTTAACTCTAAATCCACGATTTCTAACATCTAGAATGTAGTTTTTAACATCTGTAAAGTTTACAGGATTATCTGCTGTTGGAGTCCACCAACGAACTACATCTACTACAACAATAGGAACTACAATATCTATATCATTTATTGTATGAGTTTTTACCCATTTCTCAACATGTGCTAGTGCTACTGCACAATGGTCATGCTTTTGGGCTAAGTCAACATGCATAAAGTATTGCTTATTGTCATCTGGTACAAACCACTCTGCAAACCTTCCACCGTCATCAAGTGCAATCTGTGTCTGGTTAAAGCAGACCTCAATCTTCTCCTTTGAAGGGAAAAAAGCATCTACTGCATCTGGTGGCATACACGCAAATCTAGATAGTGCATCTAGTCTATTTGTTAAGAACTGAATCTTAAAGTCTTCAATCTTTCTTGTTGGGTTTACTTCCCAGGTTGGTCTACGCAAAGCAAATACCTTTGGCACTGCATATGCATTAATATGGTCTTCTTCCCATTGAATTGTAAATCTATTATTGGGGTCAAATGGGTCTCCCTCTTCATCAATCAGAAATTCGTGCTCTCTAATCATAACTTCTTTATCTGCAACTACAGCATTGTATCTTGTTTGAATGTAGTCATTCTTATAGCGGGGAAATGAAAGAAGAATTACTTTACCAAAGTCTGGAAAACGAGAGTCTACTGATGCACGATACATATCATAGATAGCTCCAGCAGTTTTTGCTTGGTCGTGACCTGTAGTATTTTCAGTAGCGAAACCAGAAATCTCGTCAAGGATGATTGCAATAACATTGTATCCCTCAAAAGCTTCTCTTTCTGAGTGACCAGAGTGACAGTTAATAGACTTATCAAACTTAATCATCTGTGCTTTAGGGTCATATTTTCCAGCAAACCAAGGGCTATTTTCAATACGCTTTTTAAAGTTATCAAAGAAAACATTCTTTGCCTGTTCTGCGTTAATAGCAATATTAATGATATCAATTGAATCCCCTGGTGGCTTTCCATAATATCTTGCAGGGTCTCTTAGGCATAGCAAAAGATAAACCATATAGGAAACAGCAATAGTAGACATATAGTCTTTACCAGAACCTTTACCCAACTGAAGAATAACCTCGTTCATGGTCTGCTTCCATCTCTTAGAACCTTCTTCTTCTCCATAAAGATGAATTAAGGTTTCTTTTTTATAGATTTGTGACATTGCACGAATAGATGTATATTGATATTCTGATAGTGGTGGTAGTCCAAGGTAATCTTTGCTAGTTACAAACTCTTCAATAGTTACTGGTCTTTCTTCAAAGTCCTCACCACCTAGCATGTCAATAATGTCATCAAACATTAGAATGCCTCTGCTTTATCTGTTACTTCACTAAGTCTAGCCATAACCTTTGGCTTGCATGTATCGCACTGAGATACAACATCTTTGATAATATCTGCTAGAAGTTGCTGCTTTTCTTCTGTTGCAATAATCTTTTCAGCCATTTCGTTATTTTCAAGTACGCCAGCTTTTTGTAGCATATCAATTTGTTTTTGTTGAATATCGGCTACAAGTTTAACTGCAGCAGTACGCTGTGCTAAGTTTTGTGTGTTTGTTGCCTCTTGGATAATGTCCCAAGCTTCTTTAATTAACATTGAATAATGAGCATCTGCACCACTCAATGCTTCTCTTGCTCGCATTTGAACTTGTCTATCAGACTGAACAACTCCACGCCATTCATTCAAATACTCAATTACATCTTTACGAGTAAAGCCAGTAATCTTTGCAATTTTTGTAGGGTCAGTATTTCCTTTAAGAAACTCATTAACAACTCTGTTAATTCTTTCCCAATGGTCTGCTAATTCTAAATCAGACATCTTTCTTTACACGCTTCTTTCTAACTTTTACCAAGCCTTTGAGTCTGTCAATATAAAACGCTCTATATCCACCAGAGTTATAGCAGTCAACCCATGTGACATCTTTTTCTGTGTGGTAGACAACCCTTTGGAATATAAATACTCCTCTTTCTCCCTTAATCTTGATTTGCATTCCTGGGAGAATAGTATCTCTGCCATGCTGGTGTTGATAGCTTATATTCCAGAATGGGTTTTCTTCTTGAACACTTTTATATTGTTTTCTTCTAGCCATTATCCACCTGTACTATAAAATCCAGAACCCTTAAATTGAATTTGGGGGGTTGTAAAAGACCTAGACATTGTATATCCACACTTTTCGCAAATAACAGCGTCATCTCTTTCATCTACAGACCTGGCTAGGTCTTTAGATATATCACACTCTATACATGTATACTGATAAGTAGGCATAGTCCTATTATACCCTATCCTTGTAACTTTCGGTAGACCTTTTTTAGAATAAGATATCCAATTAGGTCGTCAATATCGTTATCTCCGTCATAGGATGTACCCCTCATTAACCTTGATAATTTGTCGTCAATACGGACATTTAACTGCTCTTCCGTATCTGACTTTGATAGAATTCTTAGTGGTTCTAGGGCTGAGTTTCCATAAGCCTTATTTTTACCAATTAAAAAGTCTTTAATTTCATCGCAAACTATTGCAATAACTTCTTGTGTCTCGTTCATAGGTTTATTCCTTAATTTGTTTGTCATATATGGTTCGTAATATGTGTCAGAAATCCAGTCTCTGTGTATGTATTCTTTCATTTCATTCCCTCTGCTATTTCCTTAAGTCTTGGAATTGCGTATTTTTCCAGTACATCTTCCCAATTCCATTCTTTATGTACCTTAATTGCTAAATTAGCACTTTCAATAAACTCTTTTTCTCTATTCTCATAAACTTCCCTCATGAGCTTTTTAATAGACTCTTTTTGTGGCTGATATATTGTTCCAAAATATGTATCCTTTAAGTATTGTGGCATGTTGCTTGGAACTGGAACAATATCACTATCTATTTTATGTTTGATTAGGTCTTTGTACTCAGCCCATTCCCAGCTAGAAATTACTGGCATTCCTGTACCCATACATTCTAATGGAATCATTCCAAATCCTTCACCCCATGAAGGATATACTAAACAGTGTGTATTGTGTAAGAGTTTTAAATAATCTGAAAAACTTAAAGAGTCTTTTATAACTTTAATATTCTTGTATAGTCTTTCTGGTGGCAGCATTTTCCCATTACCATCGTCAACAAGAACTGTGTGACCCTGCGGATATGCCTTGATAATAAGCATTACATCTTCTCGTTCACCAAACTCTTCAATAAAAGCCTCTACAGTTACCTGTCCACCTTTACGAATATAAGGCTCTCCAATATGAAGAAATGCAAAAACTCCATTGTCTTTTCTTTTTGCTGGAACAAATCTTCCACCGATTCCATGGGGAACAACACGAACTGGTTTATCTACTATTTTAGCAAATGCCTTAGCTGTCCAAGAAGATGTTGCCCAGATTTCATCACCTTTATTCAAGCACCAAGCCCAATCTTTTGATATTTCCGTAGTCTCGTGAGCAGAATACAATATGTTATAACAATTAGCTAGCATAATATGATGGTATGGAACTGCAAACGAAATATTGATGTCAGCCATGTGGTCTAGTCTAGACATCTCAAATCCAGACTGCTCTAGTGTTTCATATATCCTATGGCTTGCAGTAGAATATCCAGAATCACCAGCAGAGTAATCTGAATACATTGTCGAGCCTGTAAGATTTATTTTTATCTTTTCCATGTTCTCTGATTTCTAATAAGGTTATGCTTTTCAAGTGCTCTTTGTATGGTCATGTGGCTAACGCCAGCCTCTTCTGCCATCTCCTTGATACCTTTTCTTTCAACTACATATCTTTTATGCAGCCAAGTTTTTGATTCGTATAGTTTCACTACTTTACTTTCTCTTTATATGCATAATAGGCAATTCCCATAGCATCCCCGATATCGTTATCATCGGTTTCTACACCAAACTTCTTAAAGAAATCCATAGTCTTTTGCTTACGAATTTCACGAATACGAGCCTTGATAAAAGCTTCGCCTTTGCCTGGATATTTTAACTTTACTTCTTCTTTCATAGCTTTAGTAAAGTTGTTATTGCCTATATAAGACTGCCACTGAATAGGTGTCAGCGTTACTACTTGTGTTTTCTTATCTAAAAGATTTGTTAATAAGGCACCAACAATCATTGCAATCTTTAGTCCAGCATCTGCAGATTTTACCATAATTGCCTGTTCTACCGCAATATAGTCTGGAGATGTAATTTTTTTAATTGCTTTAGCTTTTGTTCCAGCATCCTTAATTTTCTCGTATATGGTTTCTCCATAAATAGGAAGCTTTCCAATATTAACAATCTTTCCATTATCTATTAAGCAAAAAGCAACTGAAGCTGTTGATGCGTCAATTCCCAGAATTCTTTTTGCGTTTACCTTTTTCAATTCCGACAATGACATTTCTTATATCTCCAATCGCTTTTACTGTGTCATACTTTACTAACTCTGATTCACATTTTGCACATACTTCGTTAGCGTTATACTTGCTTAAAATGCTTTCGCACTTATCACATCTTCTTTCTTTACCAGAAAGTCTTTCTCTTTTTTGATAATATTTCTCCATTATCCTTTTATTAGTTGCAATACGGCAACATTGGTTGGAGCAATATTTTTGATTATGAGTTTTGAACTCAAAATCTTGTCCACATTCAGCACACTTTTTCATAGCTTCCTTACCTGAAGTGGCTCAATTTTAGTACGACCATCTGGTGCTTCTTGACAAGCCTCAAAGATAGGGCAATACTTACACTGATAAGAACTCTTTGTATAGCCACGCTTTACATTCTTTTTATCAACCCACGCCTGACGGACTTCACGCATCCAGTCAAAGATGTAGTCTGCGTACTCTTGATTATCTTCTGTCATAAGTACAGGGAATGTAGCAATCTCATGTGTATTCTTATTCTCATAAAGGAAGAAACCTTCTTGTGCTCCTGTACCCTTCATGTAAATAAGAATCTGCACAAGGTGAGAATCCGATGGTGTCTCTGTCATTTTACGAAGGTCATATTGCTCAGATTTAATAGTCTTAATCTCACCAATAATTTCTTCTCCGTCAACATCCATTACGACATCGATAAAGCCACGAACAGGTGGGTCAGAGAGCTTTAGTTCTCTTTCTACCTCTTTTACAGTTCCAACCTTTGTAACTCGTTTAAGAGCCTTTTGAATACGGTCATGGCTTGCCGTTCCGTTCTCCATTGCAGCCATACCTTCGGCTGTAAATGAATCTTTAAACTCTACACCATTAAACGCAAATTGCCAGTATCTAGGACAGGTTCCAAATCCATATCCAACAGTAGATGGTGAAAATGAATATTTAGTTTGAAAAGCATCTCTCTGCTTACCTTCTAGACTTGCAACCTTAAGCTCTTTCATTAGCTTTTTATGGTCTAACTTTGTTTCTCTCTTACGATTCTTTAATGCATTAATATGATTAGTTGGTGACACAATTTCTCCTAATAAACTTTCGTAGTGTACTTCAATGCTCCTACAAGCTTATCTATTGTATCAGACATTGTGTAATAAACATTCTTTTTGGTATGATTTACCGACCCACTTGGACCTTTTGCCACAGTAGTATACCAAGTCGCTAGAATTTGAAACTTAGCAGACATAGCCTGAAGTTTAGTAATTAGAGAGATTGCTTGCATGGCTGGTACATCTGGCTTCATTAAAAGCTTTACTACAATTGCCAATGCTTCATCTAAATCCTCATCATTCATAAACTCATGAAGGTCATTAAATTCTGTAATTTTATTAATATAATCAAGACTCGTTTCCATTTGCTCTCCTCACTAAATCTTCTAGCATAGCCCACTCAATTACTGCGAGCCTTGTCTTGTATTTGTCTCCTAGAACTACCATAAGTGCTGGAGACTTTTCTTTATCTGTTCTAAGGGCATCTGTTACAATCTTTGCCCAGTTATCTTGTGAAATAGAATATGACTTTTCATACTCCTTGATATCAATTACAAACTCTTCCCAGCTGGCATCACCTTTTTGGTATTGACCACGACCAGAGTTCTTGTGTGCTTTTGCACCAATCTTTTTTATTTCTCCACGCTCGCTCATAGCTTAGCCTCCGAAGAATGGTTACTGGAACACTGCCAAACAATTTTTCTTTTTGCTTCATCTAGTCTAGCACTACGAACTGTCTCATTGCACTCTTGACAAATAAATGTTCCAGATACTGAAACAGAATCATCTATCTCTATATCATTATTGTTTTTATTTAAAAACTCTTTTGGGTCTATCATACTTTTTCGTACACCAAAGTCTTTAGCTGGTCAAATACTTCTTTGTTCTCACGAACCATATCAACTACTTTTGCACGACCCTGAATACGCTCTCCAAGAACTGTATACCAAGCACCACCACGCTCAATGACTCCCATCATTTCAGCAGTGTCTACTAAGTCTGCAACCTCGTCTACTCCAACATGGTCTCCTTGAAAATAGAAGTCATACGAACCTGTAATGAACTGTGGACCAGTCTTGTTATAGTCAATTGTCCAGTTTACAGGACGACCAACCTTTTGCTCAATGAGTTTATCTCCAACAGCTACCTTATCCTTAATAGAGTTTGCTTCTGCTTCTGAAGACCAGAGCTTTACAATTGTGCTACTAAAGAATTTAACTGCCATACCTCCTGTTGGGATATGTGTTGCATGCATAGAGCCAAACTGATTACGCTGCTGAGAAATAAGAACCAATAATGTATTCTTATTTGCATAGTTAAGCATCTTAACTGCGTGAGTCATGTCCTTAGCTTCTGCACCAATCTGTTTTGTATCTTGTAAATGCTTTAGCTCTTCTCCATCTTTTTCAAAATAGATAGCTGGCAGCAGTGCTGAAATAGAGTCAACTACAACTAGGTCAACACCTGCGTTCATAAGTTGCACACCAATATCAACCATGTCATTGATAGTCTTTACTGGTGAATAAATAAGTTTGCTAGAGTCTACACCTAGCTTTTCTGCCCACTCTTGGGAATATGACTGCTCTGCGTCAATCCATGCACAGGTCTTTCCTTTTTTCTGTGCCTCTGCAATCATTTGCAAACAGAATGATGATTTACCTGCAGATTTATTTCCCCAGATAAGAACCTGTCGCCCATAGGCAAATCCACCTTTAAGTCCAACATTAAGACTAAGGCTTGGTGTTGCCTGTTTTTCGATTACGACTTCTGTTGCCGACTGAACTCTTTGTCTTGTTTTCGGGTCTAGTCTGGACAGAATGTCCTCTATAGTTATCTCGCTCATAAAAATGATTCTCCAATATATCTGCTAGTTTTCTTATATCATCATTTCTCATTGATGAAAGTTTTTTAATTATTGAGAAGATTAAATCTTCATCGTGACTCTTGATTACCATTAGGTATTCTCCCTCAGAGCCTTCTAGGAAGTACCCTGAGATATTATCCTTTGACACCATGAAGATATGGTCGCTCTCTATTCTTGTTAATCTTTTCTACAAAGACTTCCTCAAGAGAAGATGTTGTTACTCCATTGGCATCTAAACCTGCCCATAGGTCAAGAACACGGACAATAATGTCTGCTAGTTCTTCTACCACTTCTCGCTCACCCTTGCTCTTTCTAAGTGCCTCTAGCACCTCTGTAGCCTCTGAGTGAATCATTGCAATCTGCTTTGCATAAAATACAAATGCATCCTGCTCCTGAATACGCTTGGTTGGTTCCCAAAAACCCTTATCTTGGGCAGTTCTGTGTAAATCTTTTGCTAGTAAGTCAAAGCTTACATTCATCGTACAAACTCCTTAATAGTTAATGTTCCAGTTCTAGTTTCTTGCAATACTGGTTTGCAGCGAGTTCCTGGCTTTGCGTTAACCAAAGCATTTGAATACATGCCAGAAAATACAGTAGTTGCAAATAATTCTTTATCGTTATTGGCAAATACGATGTTTCCCATCTTATCGCCTTTCTTTGTTTTTCTACCACTAAATGATACCACATACATCTCATCATCGATTAAATTAAGATTCTTCGCTGCAAGAAACTTGGTAAATGGAGTGTCTGCCTTCTTAATATCCTCTGGAGTGCAGTATTCTGCCATTCTGTTATCTCCTACAAGGATAATATATTGTTTTCCAGTTTCAATAGTGGTATCTTGCTTATCAAATACGCCTACAGCACCTGTCTTATCTACAAGTTCTACACGACTCCAGCCATCTCCACGCTTAATTGATTTAACCATAGCCATTACTAAGAATGAGCCAGTCTCTTCATATTCTTCCAGTGGCTTGATAAAAGCATCCATCCATCGTGGAAGGTCGTTAACAAACTCAGGGATATTTAGCATTTCATAATAGTGTTCATGCTCATTACCAGTTCTAGGGTTGTCATCAAATGCCGCACCACCAATCTTATTTAAAGACTCAACGGCACGAGCATTGATTCCAGAACCCTTTTCACGAGTTACCTTGCGAAAATTCTCGTAAGAAGTATATGGTCTACGCTTAATAATAGCATTAGCAATGTTTTCAGAAATATATTTGATATTGCCTAGACCAAATCTAATTGCATCTCCTTCGAGTGTGAAGTCTACACCGCCCTCATTGATATGTGGCAAACGAATCTTAATTCCCATACGCTTTGCTTCGATTAGATACTCTGTACGAGTGTCCTTATCTTTTTCGTTTCGTAGAAGAGAGTGCATAAACTCTACAGGGTAATAACGCTTTAGCCAAGCAGTCCAATATGAAAGCATAGAATATGCAACGGCGTGAGACTTGTTAAATGAATAACCTGCGTGTGCTTCAAAGTCGTGCCATAGGTTTTGTGCATCATGTGCATCAATGTGTTTGCTTGCACCCTTAATGAACTCATCTTTATACTTGTCAAATTCTCTAGCATCCTTTTTCTTACCGATAATCTTACGAACCTTATCGGCTTCTGCCATAGTCATTCCACCAAGTTTTACACAGGCAAGCATAACTTGTTCCTGATAAAGAATACATCCATAGGTATCTTTTGTAAACTCTTCAATAATTGGATGAAGATATGTTACTTTAGACTTACCCTTCTTACGCTTAATATACTCAGCACCAATTGTATTCATAGCTCCTGGACGAACAAGAGCATTTGATGCAGCAAGTTCATCAAAGTTTGATACACCCATCTTAATCAAGAGGTTTGTATAAGGTACGGTTTCAGCTTGGAATACGCCTCTTGTGTGACCTGCAGTAAGGTCTAGATATACTTCTGGGTCTGCCAAGTCAAGTTCTGTTAGGTCAATTTCTTTACCAGTTCTATCCTTGATACTGTTTAGCGTATCATGAATTACGGCAAGAGTTTTAAGACCTAGAGCATCAATCTTAATCAAACCAATGTCTGCTGCTTGTTCCATATCCACTGCCACTACAGGAATTCGGTCATCACCCTGCGTATCTTTACGAGTCTCCATTGGAGCAAACTGAGAAATCTCATCTTTAGCTGTAACGATACCTGCAGCATGCATACCAGTGCCACGAATTCGACCACGAAGTCTGTCTGCATACTGAACCACTTCTGGATACTTCTGTCTAAACTCTGCTGTGCTTTTACTTGTAATAAACTCTTCCCAAGTATCTACTTGCTTTAGTGCCTTATTTACTTCTCCAAGTGGGACATGGAAAGCACGAGCAACATCTCGCACAACACCTTTATCCTTAAAGGTAAGAAATGTAGCAATAGATGCAACATGACCATACTTAGATGTTAGATACTCCTTGACTTCACTTCTACGGCGGTCTTCATAGTCTGTATCAATATCAGGAAAGTCATTACGCTCGGGGTTAATGAATCGGAAGAATAGCAAACCATACTTAATTGGGTCTACTTCTGTAATGCCAAGAGCATAACAAACTAAAGAACCTGCAGCAGAACCACGACCTGGACCAACAAGAATATCATTACTCTTAGACCAGTTAATCATATCTGCTACAACAAGAAAGTATGAACTAAAGTTTTTATCTTTAATAATTTCTAGTTCATCATACAAACGCTTTTTATATTCTTCATTAACTGCAAGACCTTTACGAACAAGCCCAGAGTATGCCAGCTTTTCTAGCTCTGCATGGGGGTCTGTGTATTGGGCTGGTAGAAGGTCTAGGTTTTTCTTTTCTGTGTACGAGCCGATTTTATCGCTAATTGCTACAGAGTTTTCATATAGGTCTGGTCTGTCAATCCCTTGTGCTTCCATCTTAGTTTTAACATCGTTGTGTCCAGACAAATAGATATCGAGTTCAGAGAATGACATCTGACGGTCTCCGTAAAGATAGTCAAGTCGCTGCATAAGGTCTTTAATCTTTGTGCTACCCTCATAAGTAGAACCCTTTTGAATGTTAGGGTGCGTACCAAGAATAAGCATAATTTCTTCTGCAATACGGTCTTTAGGGTCTGCATAGTGGCAGTCTAGTGTAACGGTACTCTTTACACCCATCTCATCTGCAAGTTTAAGTAATGCATGATTAAGTTCTGCAGGATTATGTGGCTGCAGTTCCATGTAAAAGTCTTCACCAAATACTTGCTTAAACCAGTCTGTATATTGTTTAGCAAGCGACATATTGTCATTCTCAATTGCTTTTGCAATAATGCCATTCATACATCCAGATAGCACAACAAGACCGCTTGAATGCTTTTCTAGAATGTCAAAGTCCATACGAGGCTTCATAAAGAAACCATCATTCCAAGCATCTTCTGATAGCTTGCCTAAGTTTTGTAATCCTGCATCATCTTTAGCAAGAATAATTAAATGGTTATAAATTTGGTCTTCCGCTTCACGGTCTTTACGACTACGCTTGTCGAAACGGTCATTGGTAAAGTATGCTTCAATACCTAAGATTGGCTTTACGCCTGTTTCTTTTGCTGCATTAAGCATATCAATGTGACCAGACAGTGTTCCATGGTCTGTAATAGATAATGCTGTCATACCTAGTTCTTTTGCACGAGTCATAAGCTCAAGTGGTGACGAGAATCCGTCAAGCAAACTATAGTATGAATGCGAGTGATGATTATGATACATTAAACTCCAATGATAGTGGGACGGTAGAATACACTACCGCCCCCACTTTGTCAATATTACCAGTCTACTGAGGTGCTGGCGGTTGAGTCTACATCTAGACCCATATAGAAACCTTCTTGGTCGGTATACGCAACTTGACGAGTAGCGGTTTTCATCAAATCAAATGGTTCAACGCCGCTAAAGTCAAATGGTGTTTCATCGACTGCACCTGGAATCAAAACATAGTTTGTTGAAGTTCCAGTTCCGTTTCTGCGAAGTGACCAAACGAGATTGGTAATAGAACCAGTTTCATCGTCAAAGTCGCTAATAGTGTTAGTAGTTGTTGATTTAGGACCAACGCCTTGTGACCAAATGGCTACATAGTTTTCTTCATTATCATACACATAAACATTTGTGTAAAAACGAAGCTTTGCTTTCCATCCAGCTTTTGGGTCTTTACGATTTTGTTCGCAACCATAGCAACGACCTTCATCGTCCATAGAGCAAAGTGCTTTACGGCGATAATCTTTTGGATTTGTATGTTCTGCGACTACAATAGCTTGACCTAGCTTTTCGTCATAATTTTTTGAATCGGCACTAAGTTCGTTAACAAAACGAAGCTTGACCTTCTGTCCATCGTCTAGCTTAAGCCAACGACCCTTTGGACCTTCTGCTGCACGAGCATCAATCTCTTTGTGTGCTTGTTTTAGCGATTTTACAATTGCCATTTATATCATCTCTTTCTAAATAGTTGAACCTATAGGTGGTTCGTGTAGGATAAGTATATCAGAGTTGGAACAATAAGTCAAGTGTCTTGTTGTCCATGGCTGATAAAATTTCTTCTTTAGTCATGTCCCCTATGTCCTTTTTTCCCTCTGGAATAGGAATAATGCTTATATCTCTAGACTTTATATTATCTGTAATCTTCTTTACAAAAGACTGCCCAGCATCGTCTGAGTCTGGTGCTAGAATAATCTTAGTTGCGTACTTTTCAAGCAGTTTTATTTGCTCTCTACTGATATTTGCTCCTAAAGTAGCTACTGCTGGAAATCCCATCTGATAAAGTTTAATTGCATCAAATGATGACTCTACCACAATGATATCTTGGAACTTACATCTATTTAGATTAAATAGAACCTTAGAGCGTGGTAAGTTAGTAGAGTTCTTGAATGACTTACCCTCAATTGAACGAGCAACAAATCCAACATACATTCCATTTTCTGTTTGTACTGGAACTGTTACCATATCTTGGTTTACTGAATATCCCAAGTGAAAAGCAAGTACATCGCTCCTAGAAATCCCCCGAAGATTAAAGTAGCCCATGCTGCGGTCAGAATTAAGGCAATCGTTGTGAAGGCGTTTGATAAGGTCGGAGTCGAATGGCTCCAGGTCTTTAGTCTTGTTAGTTTCTGTAAAAATTTGCTTTGCAAAATCTGTCTCCTTTGCTGCAGAGCTAATCATTCTATTTGCTTCAAAGTATGAACGCTTTGTAGTTTTCATTACAAAGTCTAGCAATGTTCCATTCTCTCCACAGGAGAAACAAAGAAACAGTCCTTTTTCTTTATCTACTTCGCAAGCAGGTGTGTGTCTGTTATTATGAAACGGACAAAATATTAAAAAGTGAGACTCAAGCTCTGAGCCTATAGTTATACCGCATTGGGCGAGAACTTCTTTAACCTGTCCTTGGGTATAGGATTCATTGGTATTAGTCTTGTTCCGACTACTGCCTGATAGCATCTTGCTTTTGCCTTTCCAACATATACTCCATATCTTGTATATTTAAAATTGTACCCAGCCGTAGTATACTCTATTGTAAATACTGGGTCAAGGTCTAAATGAGGGATATATCCCTTATTTCTCATGTACTCTTCGGCAATAATTTCATATTTCGCCCTTAAGCGAATAATGTCTTTGTCATCATGGATAGTCCCATTAAAATCAAAATTATGAATCTTTTTGTGAGTTGCGTACTCCATTCACCAATTATACCTCAAATCGGACTAGAAATTAGGGTCTGACAGATAATCAGCTGCTCTTCTTAGAACCTCTGGACTATCCTTTAGCATTCCTATCGCTCTATTGCAAGCATTGCATAGGAGACCTCTTACTTTTCCAGTTTTATGGTCATGGTCTACAGATAAAGAGTTTTTAGTCTTACACTCTTCTTTGCATATCGCACACACATACCCCTGTGACTCTAACATTGCTGCATAGTCTTCTATAGTTATACCATATAGCCTTTTTAGTTCTTCTTTTCTTTTTGCTAGAGGGTCTTTTTCTTTTCTTCTTGACTCTCTTATTTGCCTTTTAACTTTTTCAATAGGATTACTTGCATATTTTTCTCTTTGCATAGAATTATGACACTCTCTGCAATAAGTCTGATATCCATCTCTTCTATTTGACCTATTAAAGCTATCTACTGGCAACTCTAGTTTACACCTAGGGCATATTTTTATTTTCATATGCCAATTATATCATATGCCAAATTATAAAAAGCTAGAATCTTCTACCTCTCTAAACTTTCCCTTGTCAAAATCTACCTCTAGGATAAAGTCTCCAAGGAATCCATGCCTATTTTTTCTAAATGCACACTCTAGAACATCTGTATTTTGCTTTCTACCCATTGCTAAAACAAAGTCAGCATCGTAGGCAATCTGTCTAGACCATGCTACCTGTCCTAATTGTGGGACAGATTCTAGGTCTGTTGCATCATCTGGTGTAGCAGATGCAATAGCAATAATTGGAACTTGTTCTGAAATTGCCAAAAGCTTTAGTTCTCTAGACAAGTTCTTAATCTTTACAGTCTCATTTGCATTAGTGTTAGAATTATCAGTCATTAACTGTAAGTAGTCAATAAACACAATGTCTGGTTTATACTGGTCAATCTTTGCCCTAATAACACTTGGCGTTACTGCACCTTCGCCATCACCTGAGATAATCTTAAATGGCGACTTACCTACAAGGTTTTCGTCAGCCCATTCTTTAAAGTCTTCTTGGTCAACTTTTCCAGAAGACATAACTCTATGGCTAAACTTTCCATCTCCAATTACTGTAAAGATACGATTTCGTACTTCATTCTCAGTCATTTCAAGCGATAGAATCATTGGCACACGACCAGCTTTCCAAGCCTGTACTGCAAAATATAGTGCCAGCCAAGACTTACCAATTGCAGGATAGGCTAGCAAAATACCTAATTGTCCTTTTGAGATTCCCATTGGGAGGCAGACATCGAACGATGGGATATTGGTGCGGATTCCAATGTCTCCGTTCTTAGCAGCTTCACGAGTCTTTTCAAAATGAGCCAAGGCATCTTCAACATCTGTAACTTCAACATCACGAACCTTTGCTGTTATTCTAGAGAGATTTGACACTGCACCGTTTACAAAGTCAAGTGCTTTACTTGTCTCTCCGTTTTGTAATAACTCTGCAGACTGTCTAAGGGTTTTTCTAAGTGTTTCATCTAGAAAAGCTTCTTTTAGTTTATTTACATGATAAACAGTAGGACCAACCTCTACAGGCTCAAAGTCCCTGAATCTAGTTTCTAGAATCTCTATACTTGGAATCTGCTTTGTATCATTGTAATAATCCTTGATGAATTCCCAAACATCACCACAATTTTTCATCATTGGGTCTATTGCGTTTTCAAAAAGAATGTGGATATCTTTATTCTTACATACTGCAGATAATACTTCTACTTCTTCACGAATTGTCATCAACCATTTCCTTAACAATCTTTTGAGTCATTACTCTTCTTTCAGCCCTAAGTCTATCATCTCGTTCTTTATCTGTCAATGTCTTAATTAAAACTTCGCAGTTGTTATAAAACCAATTTAGAGGATGACCCTCTTTATTTAAAGTGAAATAATAATCTATGGCTTTTTCTACATTCTCTTCGGAGAAGTCTTCAATAAGTGAGACCATTGCCCACTTTTCTTTATACTTATTTATTGGTAAAACCTTTCCATATCTAGTTTTGTACTTATTAGCATAATATGCGAGCATACCAAATGCTGCACTAGACTGGTCTTTAGTCACCAAGTTCCTCCGAAATTTCTTCTACTTTTTCTTTTAGCTTTGCTTCAACAAACTTATAAACTCTTTCAGTTGCTTCCCCAACTGATTCTCCTTGTCTGACATAATCCTCAACGCCAATGTCAACATGTAGGCTTTCGTAGTTGCCTAAGTTCTTAACAAACTTAAGACCAACCTTAACCGTGGTTGTGTTCATTCTTTTCCTCATTACCCATAGTAAATCCAAGAGGAGTTCTGTCATCTTCAGGTTCTAATAACCTTGCCAACTGAGTCCACCTATCGGAAATAGCGATTATTGCCTCTAGGTCTCTATTAAACCTAGCAATCTTAAGTGCTTCGTTCAAAGCTTTTGCACTCTGAATATATGCACTATCTGATGATACCACTAGGTGACTGGACTTGTCAACTATTTTTTTAGCTTTTTCTTTTTTCTTAAACATTAAAAATCAACTCTCTTCCAAATTGGGACAAATTCCCCATTCTTATTCTTCACATAAATCATTTCTCTTTTTCCTAAAAGAGCATCTAGTTCTTCTACTGTTGGTACTTTATACGATGTAATCTGACCATCTGCTCTTGGTCTACCTTTATGAACATTAGCAAAATAATCTCTTATCTCATAGATGTTGTCTTCAGAAAAGTAGTAGATTCCAACTCTTCCAGAAGCAAACTTACCCTTTCCTGCATCTTTATTTGTTGGCAGCAAGAATGGCTTAGAGACATCCCCCCTATCGATAGCTTTCCATATAGCAGTTACATCTCTTTGAATAAACGAAGACACATGCTTGATTGTATAAGCCTGTTGCTTAAATTTTTTGTAGTCAGCCATGCTGTATGAAACCACTGCATTATCTTCATAGTTATATGCCCTAATCATTCCAGCAGAACGATTAACATTTACTATTTCATGAAATTGACCATTTATAAAGAATCTCTTCTTATTTAGTCTTAATGGTTTGTCGTCCACTCTACCCATTCCATTTCCATATTATGAAGCCACTGGATAAACTCTCCATGATTTTGTGGATAATGATAAATCCATAATTCTCCACAGCTAAAGCATGATAGTTCTAGGTGTACTGCTGATAAATATTCTCTATTAGAAAATACTCTTCCACCGCATTTATTGCATAAAAGATTTAGATTATTGTTTACTGACCTTCTTGGGGGCTTCATTATGCACTAAACTTCTTCCCATCCACATAACATGTATAGTCTGGACTAACATGAATTAATTGGATATGTGGATAATCTCCGTTTTCAATATGTGCAACAGCAAAAGCTTTTTGCCAGTTATGTACATTTGTATAAGCCATTCCTGGACCCTTTTCGTCTGCCATATGACCAATTTCATAGCCACGAAGAATCTCTCCCTTTCCACCATTACGAAGTTCGTATGTCTGGAACATTGCACCTGCACGATGTGAGTGACCACGAATAATTGAAACGCCAAAGTTTTCAACATCCTTCTTAACTGACTCACCAGCATTTTGTGAAATTGCTACACCGTGGTGAACATGGATATCTCCAAACCTATGCTTTGGAAGTTCGTTATAGTAAATATAATCATATCCAAGAGAGTCTAGTTTCCAAAGTGCCTCTGGAGTTACAGCCTCTACATAATCTGGAAGTTTCGCATCAACATAGTCAAAGATACGAATATCGTGGTTGCCTAGTGCAGAAAATAGTTGAGCCTTTGGCAAAGCTTTACGAGTACGCTCATAAAACTCTCTGGCTAACTTTGCTTCGTGTTGCATAAGTGGAACAATCTCATTTCCAAGTTCATCCTTATGCATTTTAAGGAACTCTGCTGAACGACCTTCTGTATACTTGCTGTAGCAAGCTTGGTCGTCAGTATCTCCTAGATAATCAACAACATGTGGCTTAAACCATTGCATAACTTTAAACCATAGTTCAATCATCCTATCATCTTGATAAGGAAATTGTTGGTCGGACGATATCATCCACCGTAAATCATTTGACATTCTTAGCCTTTCTAAGCTATATTCTTTGCCCTTAGTCGGCAAATTTTTGAGCAATACTTATAATGCTTCTCTGCGTATGCAGGAACAGAATACGAATTGTAGCAGAAAAAACATTCTTTTTCAACCCTTTTCTGTAACTTACATTGAGAATTACATTTTTTCTTTTTTTTAATTATATGTGGTGGACCAAAAAACTCTCTGTCACAAGTAGTACAGTTTCTAGATATCCACTTTGGATGCAGTTTTACGAATGATACATTTCTCATTCCATGTGCTTTATCGTGTTCCCTGCGAGAACAGACAAATAAGTTTTCAATTCTATTGTCATCTTTTATCTCATTAATATGATGAACGGTTTCCCAGTGTTTTAATTGTCTACCGAGATGAGCCTCAGCGACTAGTATGTGTTGAAAATACCAGCCGCCGAAAGATTTAGGATGCTTGGACTCTACCAAGACATAACCATTTAAATATCTATACGATAGCTCGTTTTCCGATTGCAATGTATTTTATCTCAAACTTTTCATTCTTGATATTGTTGTCAGCATCAAATACCTGAATATGTGCATCAAACTTCTTTGCTGTGACGGCTCCGATTGAGATTGCTGCAGGGTTTGGCTTTGTGCTGTTATTTGTAGGAGTATGCGATACAGTGGCAACTACCACCACATCGTTATCCTTAAACGCTACTGGAAACTTAATTCCAGTTCTATTAATCTGAACACCCTTTTTAGTGCCAGAAACTGATACATCAATTTTACCAGTAACAACTTGTACATCAGTATCCTTAATGTATCCAGAAACCAAAACATTAGAATTGTTTTTATTATCTACCTCAAGGGCATTGATAGCGTTAGCAACGCTGTTTAACCATTCAAATGTTAGTGGTGTTCCATCACTAAGAATAGGTACTGGCATTAGTCTCTCTTACCTTTCGCTGGCTCTGTTTGTAAAGCCTTTAGTTCCTGAATTTCAGCATCTTTAGCTTGTAGGGCTTCAGTAGCTTGAGCCTTCAGTACGGCTAATTGGGTCTCATACTGAGATGTAATTTGACCAATTCTATTTTGTAGTTCTTGAACTACTAGTTCTAGTGTTGTAGCCATTATTCTCCTAATTTCTC